TAAAAACTATAAATTTATCGCTGATCATCGAAAATCGAAGACTTTTATTAATGGAGTGCAAACAAATAACGGAAAATACAATTTAGTACTCTGTCAACCACGAAAAGACCTTACAGAAGCAAGAAAAAAACTCGCAAAAACAGAATATTACGATTATTGGGATAAAAATTACCTTGAAGAAGTGTTAGAGGAAGATTTTAAGAATGTTTTTGATTAAATCGTTAGCAAATGGGTATAAATAAATCTAAAAGTATCAATTAATGGCGATAAAACGCACCTCAAGATCATTCAAGGATATAAGTTTGTCTTTTTCACCTCATCCAGTGACAAAAGACCTTCCTGTGCTGCTTAATGAACGTGCAATTACTAGATCAGTCAGGAATTTAGTCGAAACAATTCCAACTGAGAGATTTTTTAACTCTTTAATTGGCACTGATATCAGAGATTCACTATTTGACAACTTTTCAGCATCAACTGTAACTATTATAGAGGATCAAATTCGTGAATCAATCAGAAACTTTGAGCCAAGAGTTGGTGAAATAGGGGTTGAAGTCGTCGCAGACCCTGATCGGAACGAATTAGAGGTTAAAGTTTTATTTGATATCATTGGACTTGAAGTTCCAACTCAATCATTCACCTTTCTTTTAGAACCAACGAGATAATATGCCCTTTACTCAATTTACTAGTTTAGACTTTGAAGATATCAAAGCTCAAATCAAAGATTTTTTAAGATCAAACTCTAATTTTACTGATTTTGATTTTGAGGGTTCTAACTTTTCAGTTCTGATTGATACTTTAGCGTATAATACTTATATCAACTCATTTAATGCAAACTTAGTTGCAAATGAGGCATTTTTAGATTCTGCTACAGTTCGTGAAAATGTTGTTTCTCTTGCTCGTAATATTGGTTATGTACCACGCTCAAAAACCTCTGCAACAGCATTAATTAAATTAAGTGACGTAGACTTAGGTACAACAACTGACGCTACTCCAAAGTCAATAACATTACGTTCAGGACTAGTCTGTATAGGTAATGTTGAGAATACAACTTTTAGATTTTCGTTACCTGATAATGTCACCAGTTCAAGAGTTAAGGATATAAGTGGTAATTCTTTTGCACAGTTTGATGATGATATTGCAATTTACGAAGGAACATACCTTCAGAGAGTATACAGTGTTGATACAACAGTTGATCAAAGATTTATAATTGATAGTCCAGGTATTGATAGTTCAACTTTAAGAGTTTACATTTCTGAAAATGGTGTTGGTAGAAAATGGAATCAGGTAGATAATATTTTAAATTTAAATAAAACCTCTGAAATCTATCTTACACAAGAAGTACAGGATGAAAAATATGAAATATTGTTTGGAGATGGTCTTTTTGGTAAAAAATTAGAAAATGGTCAAACAGTGACTGCAACTTACATTGTAACTGATGGATTAGGTGGTAATGGTCCTTCTAATTTTAGTTTTCAAGGCACATTTACAAAAGATGATGGCACATTCTTTACTCCATCAGATAGTGTTGATATAACCACTGTTAGAAACGCAACTAATGGATCAGATGTTGAAGATGTATCATCTATCAAGTATTTTGCTCCAAGACTTTACTCGGCACAGTATAGAGCAGTTACACCAAGAGACTATGAGGCAATAATATCAACAATATTTCCACAAACAGAATCTGTTGCAGTTGTTGGAGGTGAAGAATTAGATCCACCCCAGTTTGGTAAAGTGCAAATCAGTATCAAACCAAAGAATGGTACATTTGTATCTGATTTTGATAAAACACAGATAAAAAATAAACTTAAGAGTTATGCAATTGCTGGTATCAATTCAGAAATAGTAGACTTAAAAATTTTATATGTTGAACTTGATTCGTATGTTTATTACAATCCAGCACAAATCTCCTCAGATATTAATTTAAGAAGTAATATCCTAAGTGCATTAAAATTATATGCTGATAATATTGAGATTAATAAATTTGGTGGAAGATTTAAGTATAGTAAAATTAATCAATTAATTGATAGAGTTGATAATGGTATTACCTCTAATATTACAAGAGTGATTATAAGAAGGGACATAAAAGCACTTCTTAATCAGTTCGCACAATATGAGCTATGTTTTGGTAATCGTTTTTATATTAATCCAGCAGGGTTTAATATAAAGAGCACTGGTTTTACATTAACTGGTTCTACAAGTATTGCATATCTTACAGATATTCCAAATAAAGATGCTGCAGGTAATCTTGACGGAAGTATGAAAGGAACAATAAGTGTTATAACAAAAAATAATAAAAATCAACAGGTTGTTTTGATAAAAGATGCAGGTGGTGTTGATTATAAAAAAGGAGAAGTTATATTGAACACAATTAATTTTGCATCTACAGCCAGTGAAAACAATATTATTGAAGTTCAGGCATACCCTGAATCAAATGATGTTGTTGGATTAAAAGATTTGTTTGTCAGTTTTGACGTTGCTAATACCTCCATAAATATGGTGAAAGACGTTATTGCATCAGGAGAAGATGTTTCAGGTGTTGTTTTCACTAGAGATTACTTTACCTCAAGTTACTCAAATGGAGTTCTAGAGAGGAAATAATTTATGTCACAATTTGACAAAAGAATAAAGGTCAATACAATAATAGAAAATCAGTTACCTGAGTTTATACTTGCTGATTTTCCAAATGCCACAGAATTTTTTAAGCAATATTATATTTCTCAAGAATTTCAAGGAGGACCAAGTGATTTAATTAATAATTTTGATCAATATTTAAAGGTAGATAATCTTGTACCAGAAGTTGTTGTTGGAATAACTAGTATCTCTGCAGAGATATCATCTACAGATACCACAATCACAGTTCCTAACACTAAAGGTTTTCCAAGCGAATATGGTTTATTAAAAATAGATAATGAAATAATATCTTATACTGGTATCACAACTACTTCATTCACAGGTTGTATTCGTGGTTTTAGTGGAATTACTGGGTATAACGTAGGAATATCATCATCACTACTTGATATAAACAAAGAAACCTTAAAGTTTGAGAGCACATCTGCAGATTCTCATGTTTCTGGTTCGTCTATTACTAATCTTTCTGTATTATTTGTTCAGGAGTTTTATAAAAAATTAAAGAAAACTTTTTTACCAGGTCTTGAAAATAATAATTTCGCTGAAAATCTAGACGTTGGTAACTTTATAAAGTTTGCTCGTTCTTTTTATCAATCAAAGGGTATTGAGGAATCAATAATAATTCTCTTTAAGGTTTTATATGGAGTTGATGCAAAAATATTAGATTTAGAAAATAATCTTATTAAACCATCAACTTCGGAGTTTATTCGTAGAGAGGTGGTAGTTGCAGATCTCGTATCAACTGGAGAACCACAAAATTTAGTAGGTCAAACAATATTTAAATCTGATGACTTAAACACAAGTGCATCAGTATCTGAAGTAGAGATATTTACAAGAGATGGAAAAACATATTACAAATTATCATTATTTGTAGGATATAATGATAGAGATTTAATTCAGGGTATATTTACAATACCTGGCAAAACTAAAGCACTCAGTGATTCGCAAGTTGATGCGAGTGTAATTTCTGTTGATTCAACTGTTGGATTTGGTACAACAGGTACAATTATAAGTGGTCAGAATACTATTGATTTTACATCGAAATCAATTAATCAATTTTTTGGATGTACAGGAATTAACGTTGGTATCAATACTGCAGATGACATAAGAGCAAACGAAACTATCTTTGGATATGAAAATGGTGACTTATCGAAGAGAGTTGATTTAAGAATAACTGGTGTGTTGTCTGAATTAGTTCCTATATCAGATATTAATTTGGTTAATGAAGGTGAGAATATATTTGTAAAAAATGTCGGTGAAAAAATTGATAATAATAACTTAAGTTATAAAGAAATTTTTGCTAATTCTTGGAAATACAATACAAGTTCAAGATTTCAAGTTGAGTGGACAGGAACTGGAACATTTGTACTAAAAACACCAATTGATAAGTCATCATTGAAGAAGGGTGATTTGTTTGAGATATTAAAAAGAAATGAACAAGTGGTTATTGGTGAGTTTGATGTTGGTGATATTAATATAAACCTAAATCAGATTAGTGCTGGATCTCTAAACTATCAAAATTATCAATCAAACGAAACATATGATATTCGTAGGGTTATAGAGAGAGCAACTAGTTCATCAATCCCTATAAACGGAGGAAATGAAACTTTAATATCTGATGTACTTAATGTTTACACTGATTCGAGTGTTGATGGATATGTTGCATCTAACTCTCTACCAAGTTATGACATAGGGTTAGAAACTACAAAAGAAAGTATTACAGGAGCAGCGAAAACAGCAAACTTTGATGGGCAAAACCCATTGAATGATTTGTTTAGTTTTATTCAGTTTGTTCCACCTGCAAATAAAAGTATAAAACTTATACAAGGTGATGCAATTGTATATGAACCTGTTGTTGAAGAAATTGTAGGATTAACATCTGGAAGAGTATATTATGTTGACCCACAACCAGAACCTGCAGGATCACAAATAACAAGAATTGCATTATACAATTCAAGAAGTCAGATTGGTTCTGCAAGCACTGTACAAGTTGGTCTTGGTTCTTTAACTACTGGTAATCATGAATTTATTTTACAAAGACATGCTAATCGAAATTTAGATGCTGATAAAATTTTAAGAAGAATTCCTTTATCACAGAATTTATTTGTATCATCTAATCAAGATGAAACTGTAAATGATATTGGTATTTTAATTGATGGTGTGCAAATACATTCTCCAGTGTCTGATGATAATATATTCTTTGGTCCTTTAGAAGACGTTGATCTATTAAATGAGGGTGAGAACTACGATGTTGTTAATCCTCCAGTTATAAGTGTAGAGTCAAGTGATGGTGTTACAGCGTTAGTAGAACCAATACTTTCAGGGAGTGTTGAAAAAGTATTTGTAGATCCACAAGATTTTGATATCCAATCAGTTACAAATATTTCACTTACTGGTGGTAATGGTAGTGGGTGTGAATTAGAACCAGTTTTAGGGTCTAGATTTAGAGATATATCATTTGATAGTAGAGATATATTTTTTAATGGTGGTATTGATATCAACGATGAAACTATTACATTCAAGACGGAGCATAATCTTGAAAATGGTCAAAAAGTATTCTATAGAAATGAGGGAAATCCATCTATTGGTATTGGCACTGACAATTTAAACACTATTACAGGTACTTTATCTGATGGAGATCCATATTTTGTCAGAGTGGTTAATCCTACAACTGTTAGAATATTTAATAATAAATCTGATGCCTTATCAGGCATCGCTGGTATTAATACAGTAGGACTAGCAACTGATACAGCAGCTCGTGGTATTCATAAGTTTAGAACAGAAACAAAAAATACTCTTCTCAATGTTAGAGTGCTAAATGGTGGTTCAGGATATCAACATCGCAAATTAAGGGTTGATCCTGCAGGTATATCTACATCATTTAATACTATAAATTATGTTAATCATGGATTCTCTCATGGTGATTTAATTGAATATTCTCCCACAGTGGGACTTGGTTCAACGACTCCAAAAGCAATACAAGGATTAACAACAACTTCATCTTATTATGTCTTTAAGATAGATGACAATACATTTAAATTATCAGATGCTGGAATAGGTGCGACAATAACCTCTAACTTTAGTAGAGGTAAATTTGTAGGTTTAGGATCTACTGGAACAGGATATCAAACATTTACATATCCAGAAATAAAAGTTAACGTAGAAGTTTCATATGGGTCTACAGTAACTGGAACAATCAACTTTACTCCAATAATAAGAGGTTCATTTACTGGTTCTTATTTGTATGAGAAAGGCACACATTATGGTTCTAGAATTCTTAATCATCAAGTAAAACCAGATATATCCATACAAAGTGGTAAAAACGCTGAATTGAGAGCAGTTATAAGCAATGGTAAAATTGAAGATGTAATAGTTACTAATCAAGGGTCTCAATATAATTCCATACCAGATATTGAAGTTATCTCCACTGGAACTGGTACAGGAGCGATTATAAGACCTGTCATTACAAATGGATCAATAACAAGTGCAATAGTAATTAATGGTGGTATAGGATATGATAGTTTAACTACCGAAATACTCACAAAAGAGTCAGGTAAGAACGGATTATTTGGTGCCAGAGTCAGAAGTTTAACTGTTAATACAACTAATAGATTTGGTGATGAAAACTTAACATCTAGAGAAAATTCTCTTACATTTGCAATATCAGGGTATTCTCAATCAACAGCATTAACTTTAGAAGAAACATTTGATGAAAAGACCAATGGAGAGTTTGATAAAATAACAAATCATTCACCTATAATCGGTTGGGCATACGATGGAAATCCAATTTATGGACCTTTTGGTTATACAGATCCAGATAATATAAATTCTGATCTTAAAATATTAACTTCTTCATATAAAAAAGATGTTACAAAAGTTGTAAATCGTCCAACTGGATTTGACGATGGATTTTTTGTTGATGATTATATATTCGATGGTAGTGGTGATTTAGATATTCATAATGGCAGATTTAGTAAAACACCCGAATTTCCTAATGGCATCTACGCTTATTATGCAACAGTAGGATTAAGTACATCATCCAATAGACTTGAGGGTCAATATCCATTCTTTATTGGAAAAACTTTTAGATCACCTTTAATAAATGATAATCTTATATTAAATCATGATTTTGATTTTAATCAATCTAATTTAATAAGAAATACTAAACCTTATAATGTCGGTGAAGAATTTGCAGATAATGACTTTATTGAGGAATCTAATGAATTCATTAGACAGATTTCAAATATAGAAGCAATAAACAAGGGTGGTATTGATAATATAAAAATTTTAGATGGAGGTCAAGGATATAAAGTTGGAGATATTACTTCTTTTGATCATGATGATACCGAAGGTTCAGGATTCAGTGCAGAGGTTTCTGAAATAGTGGGTATTGGCATATCAAATATCGAAACTACTCTAACACGTTTTAATAATGCCATATTCACTTGGAAGAATTACGGTCAAGTTCAAGTAAATATTTTACCATTTATTGAACTGAGTAATCAAGATTCAGTCTTTATATCAGGTTTGAGCACCTCCATACCAGCATTGACAGATTCATTTAAGATCGGTATAAGCACAGATACTGTTTTATTGGGAAAAGAGATGGCAACTGGTGATGCTAGTGGTGTTGTTCAAGATATATTTGTTAATAAGATTCCAAATACAGTTTCAATCGGTGGATCATTAAGAATTGGTGTAGGTAATACAACAGAAATACTAAGAGTATTAAATGTTTTTAATACAAATAAAGTTATAAGAGTATTCAGAAACGTAGGAGCAGCACATACTTTTGGTTCTAATGTAGATATATTAAACAATAGATTTACTCTTCCAGTCAAAGTAAACAAATTCGAGTCAAAAGTAAATGATATTGTTTACTTTAATAGTGTTCAAGCTATAGGTGTAGGAACTGATAAAGTTGGATATTCAACTAATTATTTCGTAGGTGAGACTGTTAAACAGGTTGCAATACCAGAGAGGGCAATTTATCTACCTAATCATCCATTTACTACTGGTCAGGAAGTTACTTTGACAAGACCAAACGTATCTAATGCTGAATTTGATGTTTCACCTAATGATAGTGCTACTGGTTCATTTGAGTTACCATTTAGTGGACAAACATCAACTAATGTATTTGTTATCAAAAAAGATGAAAATTATATTGGATTAGTTACGACAAGGGCGGGAGTAGCAAATACAAGTGATGGTTTATATTTCTTAGGAAATGGGGTTTCTGGTATTGGTTCAGGATTATATAATTTAACTTCATTACATACACAAGTTCTTGGTGATGTTGACAAAGTTATTAGCACTGTAACAACAAAAATTGGAGCAGCAGATACTACTTCCCATAATTTACAAAACAATGATATTGTTAAAATGAATGTGGTTCCTAATTTAGCAGTTGGTATCGGAACTACAACTCCTATTTCGGTAAGATATAATTCTGAATTTGAGAAGTTAATTATAAATCCAATAACATTTGCTGCTGCAGATGTCGAAACTAATCGTTTAGATTTAGTTAATCACGGTTTTGCAACAGGTGATAAAGTATTATATGATGGGGCAGCAACAGGTCTTTCAACAGGTTTATATTATGTGTATAAAGTTAGTGATAGGCGTATAGAATTAGGTGAAACTCTTAAAGATGTTTCACAAATTCCAGTCCAAACTGTTGCAATCACAGCAAACACAGGTGGTGCAAATCAATCAATTTCTCCAATAAATCCAAGAATCGCAGTTGTAAAAAATCAGCAACTTACTTTTGGATTATCAAGTTCAACTTTAGCAGATTTTGATTTTAAGATATTTTATGATAAAGAACTTACAAACGAATACTTAAGTTCACAGGATACAACTAATTTTAATGTAACTGGGTTATCAACAGGTGGTGTTGTTGGTGCAGCTGTAACTGTTAAATATTCGACATCATCACCAGATAGATTATATTATGGATTATCAAAAGGTGGATTTATAAGCACATCAGACACAGATGTTCAGAATCATTCAGAAATAATATTTGTTGACAGTATTTACAGTGGTGAGTATAAAATATCTGGTGTTACATCTGAAAGTTTTGATATTTCACCCAAAATTCCAGAGTTGTTTAGATATGCCGATACTGAATGTGAAAAACTTGAATATTCTACAAAATCAAAAAATGTCGTAGGCACTATCAAAGAATTTAAAATTTTATCATCAGGTTACAGTTATAAAAAACTACCACGATTTAATCAAGTTATAAGCACAAATGGAACTGGTGCAAATATTATAGTAGAATCCAATGATGTAGGTAGAATTAAGAAAGTTAGAATTGTTGATATAGGTTATGAATATTCATCAGATAAAACATTAAGTCCAGAAGCGTTTATTGCACCTGTTGTAGGAATTGATAATTTAGATACTATAAGTGATGTTGAGATTGTAAGTGGTGGTAGTAATTATTCCAGTGCTCCAAATTTATTAGTGTTTAATCCAGTGACAAACACACTTGTGGATGATGCATCATTACAAGCTGTTACTCCTAATCAAACAATATCTAACGTTGAAGTTATTGCACCAATTAATGGACTTGATTCAATAAATCATAGAGTTGTTGCTATAAACAACTCAAATGGTGTTGGAATCAACTCTATCATCCAAGCACCATACCCAAATGCAGGTGTGATAACTTGCTTTATTGAAACACCCACAAATGGGTTTGTAAACGAACCTTTTGCAATAGGTGACGAAGTATTTGTTGAAGGTTTATTACGTGTTGGAGAAGCAGGTATAGGTGCTACACAGGGAGGTATTACCACCAATACAACTGTTACTGGAGATGGGTTTAATTCAGAGGATCATAATTACCAATTCTTTAACGTACAAAATTACATCGCTGGTACACCATCACAATTAGTATTCAGTTTAGCGGGTGTGACAACAAATCCAGGACTTGGAAAAACATTCCAGTCTGGTTATGCAACTTTAATAAACAAAAAAAATTATCCTGAAATCATACCTACTCAAAGAAGAGGTGTATTTGAGTTAAATGAAAAATTAAATGTAGGAAATGTAAAAACAGATTTGATTGTTGTAGAGTTAAGAGATGATTATATTAAGATTGATGGTTTGTATAATATAAAAAAAGGTGATAGAGTTACAGGTACGTTGAGTGGTGTGTCTGCGGAAATTATATCAATTGTTGATAATAAGGCTAGATTTAATATTGATTTCTCAAGCAGACAAGAATATGGATGGTTAGATGACACTGGAAAATTAAGTGAAGATTATCAGGTAATTCCAGATAATGATTATTATCAGAATCTATCTTACTCTGTAAAAAGTCCAATAGTTTGGGATAAATTTGTAAGTCCAGTGAATCGAATCGTGCATCCTGCTGGTTTAAAGAATTTTGCCGACACATCTGTAGAAAATACAGCAGAAGTTAAAATAGGAACTGGCTCTACGTCATTATCAACGATTATACTTGATGTAATAAATGAAAATAATAGAGTTGATGCGATTAATAATTTTGATTATGTGAAAGATTTTGATACACTTAATAATAAATCTAAAAACTTACAATTTACAACTAAAGTTCTAACTGATTTTTCAAGATGTATTTCTAATAGAGTATTAGTGCATGATGATATTAGTGATCAATTCTCAAGTGTAGGATTTTCAGCAAACGATAGTGTGATTGAGACTCTTAATGCTGATTTTGGAAATTATCTAATACAAGTTATAGATCCCGATACTTTTGATACACAATTTAGTGAGATCGTTGTTTTAACAGACGAAGACGATGTAATTTTATTTGAAAAAACAACTGATTTTACAACATCAAAGTTAGGTGATCTAAAGACTGAAATCACCGCTGCAGGGGCAAAAAATCTTTTATTTGAGCCAGTAGAAAAATTCACTAAAGATCATGATGTAAAAGTCCTTAAGATAGACTTTAACACAGATTTAGTCGGTATAAACACTAATTCTATTGGAAATGTTAGACTAACAGGTACTAATGTTGGTGTTGTAACAGGAACAACCACATCAATCGCAGAATTTCCAAAGACTGATTTTAATGCATTATACGCAAATATATACGTTGAAGATTCAGTAACTAAGGATGTAAATTATAACGAAGTAATATTAGATTTTGATGGAACCAATACATCATTATCACAAATTTATGTTGATAAAAAATTATCAAATAGTAGCAGTGCAGTAGGAATCATAACTGCAAAATTTGAGAATAATTTAATAAAATTACAAATTGAAAATAATGTAGGTAATACATTAGAAGCAAGAGCAAATATTGTTGGATTAGGTACAACAACCACAGGTATTGGAACATATCGTTTTTCTGTATCAGATCAACCTGCAGGTGCAGAAAGAAGTGTTAGACTTGAATCTGGATATGCAACAGGAACTTCAAGTGTTATTACTTATGCTACATTAAACAAAACTATTGATAGTTCAGTTAAATCATTAGTAAGAGTTTCTTGTGGTGATACATCAGCAGTGCATCAGATAGTATCAATTCGTGACGCAGATGATATTTTGACTATTCAATATCCATTTGTATCAGTCGGTTCAACTTCAGGTATAGGAACATTTGGTGGAGAAATATCAGGTAATGATATAAATTTACGTTTCTATCCAGATTCAACGTTTGCATCTATTATAGAAGTACAATCATATAATCAAATATTTTATACCACTAATGATTTTGACAATACACCTCCAAGATTGTCTTACGGAACTGTCTCCCAAGAGGTATTCCTATCAACTTATGATGGTTTAGCAGGAAGAAGAGCGAATAAAACTAAATTTGATCTTAAATTTGATGGCACACCAATCTATACAAAAACATTTAACCCTAATTCAGGAATATTAAGCACATCAACTGGAATATTCACTATACCTAATCATTTCTTTAATACAAACGAAAAACTTACTTATGCACCTGGTTCTTCATTCATAGGAGTTGCAGCGACTGCATTATCAATTGGATCAACTGCTAATACTGCAGGAGTTGTTACAACAATATTACCATCTACAGTTTTTGCTAAAATTATTGATGAGAATCAATTTCAATTATTCTCTCGACCAGAATATGTAAGTGCAGGTACAGCGATTACATTTACAGGTATTGGAACTGGTAATGCTCACAAGTTGAGTATGAATAAGCAACTCACCAAGACAATTATTGGTCTTGATGGTGTTGTACAGCAACCAATTTCATTTACATCAATATCACATACACTTGATTCTGGTATTAATGCAACTGCTACTCAGTTTGTTATTAGTGGAATTGGATCAATACAACCAAGTGACGTATTAAAAATAAACGATGAATATATGAAGATTGAGCAAGTTGGATTCTCAAGTCTACCAACAGGCACAATCAATGATGCAGATGATGTAGCTGCTGGAATTGCAACTTTACCAGTTGTTAAAGTAGAAAGAGGTGTTCTTGGGATAAGTGCATCAACACATTCAGCGAGTGATACTGTAAGAGTACATAGAGGATCATTCAATATTGTTGATAGTTCAGTTTATTTCATTGAACCACCAAAAGGTAATACAAGATCAAGAAGAACAGATACTAATCTACCATTCGTTAAAGCAGATTTCAGTGGAAGAACTTTTCTTAGAAGTAATTACACAACAAATATGTTGTTCGATGACATTTCAGATGACTTTACAGGCATTGGAAAAACATATAGTTTGACTGTTGGAGGAGCAAATACGTCTTCAGGAATTGGTGTTGGTAATGGAGTTCTATTCATCAACGGTATTTTCCAAACACCATTAACAACAAATAATGAAGGACATAATTATGAGTTTATATCTGATACTACTGCAGGTGTATCAACTGTTCAATTTACAGGTATTACTTCTGAAAATGGTCAATTTATTGTATCAGAATCTGACATAAACCAGAATCAGGTTCCAAGAGGTGGATTAATCGTATCTCTCGGTTCTACACCTGGTCTTGGTTATGCTCCATTAGTTGGTGCAAAAGCATCATTATTCAAGAACTCTGCTGGTGCAATCACAAGTGTCGTTGGTATTGCAACTACATCAGGAGTAAATTATGGAATTAGCACTGCTGCTTATGATAATATTACAGGTATTATTACTGTAACCACTGATAAAGTTCATGGATTCTCACTTGGATTCCCAAATACTGTTCAATTGAAGGGATTAGAGTTTGTATGTCCTAAAACCGTAGTTGGCACAGTTACAAATGCAACTTATAACACTGCAAACGGTAATTTTGTTATAACGATTGCAAATCACGGGTTAGTAAATGGTGATGCAGTAATTCTTACAACAGAATCATTTGGATTCACATGTACTCAAGATGGTAATACTGCAACCAAATTATATCCAAGAGCAACTGACCCTGCTGCAAATCAATATTTAACAGTCAGTAACGTAACTACAAATACTTTTAGAGTTAATGTTGGAGCATCATCTGCAAGTGATCAGTATGCACATACATTTGTTTCTGCAACTGCTACTGCAGTCAAGACTATTGGTGGTGGTGGATATGTTGGTGTTACTACAACAATCTTCCAAGATCATGAAAGACCTTTATTCCTTGTAGGTATAGTTTCTGAGAGAACATTTGAAGTTCAAGCAGGAGCAAGTACAATTCCCCATACCTATCAAGGTGGTGGTCATGCATTTGAGTTTTTTGCAGACAATACTTTTGGTTCTGGTTATAGAGGTGGCACTGTTGCAATAGGTGTTACCGATATTGCATATGAGCATAAATTTGTGAGTTCTGGTATTGGTTCAATCCGTAAAGGTAGTTTTGCTGC